CGCAACCAGCCACTCTGGTCCGCCGCATCACCAACCGCCCGGACCGGCGCGTTGATCATGGCGGCAGACTGGCTTGACGGGCAGTTCCATTTTCGCGGTCGCCGCGCCGCCCCGGATCAGCCCCGAGCCTGGCCGCGCACCGGCATTGCCGGCGGGGCCCAGAACCTTGTCACCAGCCTGCCCCAGCCGGTTGAGCAGGCCTATTTCCAGCTTGCTCTTGCGTTGCTGGAGGGCGAGGCGGCGGGCGAGCAATTGCTTGGCCTTCGGGGCAGTGTCCGGCGCGAACAGATTGGTGATATTGCCGTGCAATATGACACCAGCGGCGCGTTGTCCTCGCGCCTCACGGCGCTACTCAAACCCTATCTGCTTGGCCTTGCCCAGCCGGAGGTGGCCCGCTCATGACACCCTTGACCACCAGGCGCATTGCCGCCCTGCTGCGCCGTTATGGCCGCCGCGCCACCCTGCACACCGAACCCGAGGCCTGCCTCTGGGTGCTGATCAACGAGACCCGTCCCTATAGCCATCCCGATCTGCCTTCCGACAGTCTGCTTGCCGATGGCATGGCGCTTCTGGAGCGGGCTGATCACCCCGCGCCCCGCAGCGGTGACAGTCTTAGCCTTGTTGGCACCCCTGACAATAATCGCTGGCAGGTGCGCAGCGCCGTACCTCTTGATGAGTCCGGCAGCCTCTTTCGCCTGCAACTCTCCAGCCATGCCGAGGCCATGCTGTGAGTTCCGCAAAGCCCGCAAATCCTGCAAACCCCGTAAATCCTGCAAACCCCGCAAATCCTGCAAACCAAGCGAGTGCCAAAACCCCCGTAACTCCCAAAACCCCCGTGACTCCTGTGAGTGCTGAAACCCGTCATCTGATTGCCGCCGTTCTGACCGGCATCTGGCCGTCCGGTCTGCCGCTGTTTGGCGAGAATCAGCGTCTGCGCCCCACCACCCCAGATCGGTCAAATGATCACCCCCCAGATAACCCCGGAAATTTACCGGCCTATCTGCAATGGCATCTCTTCAGCGCTGATGACGAAGCCCCGGCGCTTCTGGGCAGCGTTCAGCCACAGGCCGGGCTGCTCTCGCTCACCCTGACAGTGGCGCATGGCAAGGGTATGGAAACGGCTGACCAATTGACCGGGCTGCTGGCCACCGGCCTTGCGCAGCAACGCCATGGCCGCCTGCAATTTGCTGAGTTCCAGATCGCTGGCGGTCGGCAAATCGGCGCGTTCTGGGTGATCAATTGCGAGGTCGGTTTCACCCTCTGGCCCACCCCCTAACGCCCAAACACCTCTAACACCTCTAACACCTAACACCTGACCCCCAACTCCCAAACAACAGGAAGGATGATCAATGACTGTCTCCTCTGCCAATCCTACCATCCGCATGGCGGCGGATTTTGAATGCGGCTTTGCTGCCGAAACCGCGTGGGCGCGCGCTCTTGCCGCCAGCACGCAATTCTCCGGTCTCGCGCTGGCCGCAGAGAATTTTGACCAGATTGTCATCCGCCACCGCCCGCAGGATCTGACCACCAGCGGCCATGCCGCGCCAACCCGGGCCCTGCGCAGCCATGTCGAGGGGCAAATCTCCGCGCCCTTCAACCTTGGTCTTGCGCGCTGGCTGCTCCCGGCCATTCTCGGCCAGCCACTGCAGTCTGCCGCCCCCCGGACCACACCCCGGACCACACCCCGGACCTCATCCCGGACCTCATCCCTGACCGCCCCCCGGATTATCCCGCCCCAGATAAACCCAATAAGCCCGGCGATCCTGCCCTCCGGCTGGACCCCGCGCGCCAGCCTTGCGCTCCCCGCCAGCCAACCAGCGCCGGCCACACCGGCCCTGCCATCCTTTGCCTTTGTCCGGCGCTTTGCCACCGATCAGCACTGGAGCGAATTTACCGGGCTGAAATGTGCCGAGATCGACCTTTCCCATGATGCGACAAGCGGTGAGGGGGCGGTGCTGCGGGCACGCTTCATCGGCGCATCACGGCAAATCCGTTCGCGCCTCCGCCATGCCGCTGTTCCTGCCGCCCCGGCGCTTGGCCTCGTTGCCGACAGCACCGCGCTGGCCCTGCGCGCCACTGGCGGGGCCGCGCTCTCGGCCGGCGATGGTCTGCTTGTCACGGGCTGGCGGCTTCATCTGCGCCGTGGCGGGATGCGGCCGGTCTTTGCCCTTGCCAGCGACAGCCCGCACCTGATCAGTGACGGCGTTCTGGCAATCACCGGCTCCCTTTCGTTGCTTGCCAATGATGCGGCCACCGCCCTTCTGGACAGGCTTGGCGCTGGACCGGCACCGGCGCTGCGCCTTGCCCTGCAACTGCGCCTTGATGATGCGGCTGGTGGCGGTCTTGTGTTCGATCTTCCCGCGCTTGCCGTGACCACCTATTTCAGCCGCGCCACCGCCACCGCGCAACCGGCGGGAATCACTCTCGGCTTTGAGCTGGTGCCCCCCTCCCGATCCCGGGCCACGGCGATGTTGCGTCTGGCAGAAATTGCCGCCTCTGATGCTGGGGGGCAGGGCTGATGGCGCGCCGTTTTCGCCCCCAATCTGCGCGTCATGGCCGTGATGGCGCCCGCAATGATGCACGCGATGATGCCCGCGATGATGCCCTCTCCAGACAGCTTGACCAACTACACCGCTCGCTGGCCACGGCTCTGTCCCGCAATGGCCGGTTTGAACAAATGCTTGACCGGCGGCTGGCCAGTTTTGAACGCCAGCTCGAGAGCCACCTTGAACGGCTGCTTCTTGATCTGCTGACCTCCAGCCTGACCTCGATGCTTGGCGGCCAGAATGCTGCCACTGGTCCCTTAAATGCGATGACAAACGGTGTCGCGGGCCAGCTTGCCGATGCGTTGCTGCCCAAATTCGCTGCGGGCGGGATTGTCGATGGGGCACGGATCCTGGCGCTTGGCGGTGAGGCTGGGCCCGAAGCGGTGGTGCCGCTCACCCGTGGTCCTGATGGCCGCCTTGGTATTGCCATCACGCCGCAGCCTGCGCCCCATTATGTCGCGTCGCCAGATGTCGCGCCCGTGGTAACGCCACCTCCATCACCTCTATCTTCATCACCCCTATCATCATCTCCGGCATCATCATCTCCCATTCAGCCGCTGCCACCGCTATCCGGCAATGATGATGATCCCACCGGTCAGGCGGCACTGGCCACCGTCCTTGCGGGCGCTGTTGGTGAGGCTCTCGATCAAGCCATCACCCACCAATTGCAGGACCAGCTGCGCGAGGGCGGCTTGCTGTCGGGTGAAAGCCGCTTTGCTGGCGGATTTGGACGGAGGTTCGGATGACCGAGAGATTCCCCGCCATCAGCCCCAGCCAGACCTCGTCAATGCGGCTGCGCGCAGATGTCATTGAAACCCGGTTTGGCGGTGGCCGCCGGCAGCGCCGGCCACGGACCGGCCTGCTACAGACCGAGATCGAATGGCAGCTTGTCTTTGCCATGCGGCCGCGTGCCGAGATCGAACAGATCGACAGCTTCCTGCGCGCGCGTGCCGGCGTTGAGGCGTTTTTCTGGACACCCCCGGCGCATGCCACCGCGCTGTTCACCGGCGCCAATTGGCAGGTCACCCCAACCAATGCGCACCTCGCCACCCTGCGCGCCCTGTTTATCGCCGTTCCGGCCTAACCCGACCCCCAAACCCCAACCCCAACCCCAACCCCAACCCCACTCAACTCAACAACCCCGTCAGTTACGAGGAATAGTTCATGACCAACTCCGCATCTTCTGCCATCAACCGGCCTGCGGTTGGTGGCCCGGCCCTATCCGGCCTTGTCCAGCTCTTTACCATCGCCCAGCCGAATGGTGAGCTGCTGCGCTTTACCACCGCCCCGGCGCCCGCCGGCCATGTCGCCTTTGATGGCCAGCGTTTCATCAGCTTTCCCCTTGCCGCAAAGGGATTTCGCTGGTCTGCCGATGGGCCACCGGCGCGCCCGACAATCGAGATTTCAAACATCCACGGCCTGTTTGATCTGGCCGTCAGCGCCGACCAGCTTCGCGGGCTGGAGGTCCAGCGCATTCTCACCCTCGCCAGCGAGCTTGCCCCTCCCGATGGCACTGATGGCGGCAGTAGTTTTCCGGTTGAGAGCTGGCTGATCGACCGGATCGCCCGGCTTGATGACCGGATCATCCGGATAGAGCTTGCCGCCGCCGCCAGTCTGGAGAACCGCAGCTTTCCCGAGCGTGTGATGCTGCGCGATCTGTGTCAGCATCGTTATCGCCGGTGGGACCCACACCAACGCGCCTTTGATTATACCGGCGTGACCTGCCCTTATGTCGGCACGCGCTATTTTACCGCCAATGGTGCTGCCACATCCGATGCTGCGGCTGATGTCTGTTCGTTGTCGCTGGCAACGGGATGCCGGTACCGGTTTTCCGATGTGCTTCCCTTTCTGGGGTTTCCCGGGGTGACACGCGCATGACCAGACCGTCCGATTCCCAAACGCCTGTCTCTCTCACGACGCATAAGACGCCCCACTCTTCTAAGACACACAAATCACCCTCCGGCCTGGCGGTGGATACGCCTGTTGGCCTGTCAGCGGATGTGCCTGTTGGTGTGGCGGCGGATGCGCCGTTTGGTGTGGCGGTCAATCGCGCCATTGCCGCCGCCGCCGCTGCCAGCCCGCAGGCTGAAATCTGCGGTGTTGTTCGCCGCCGCAAAGACGGCTGGCGCTTTTGCCAGCTGCGCAATCAGGCGGCTGACAGCCGGGCGCAGTTCCGCATCGAACCGGCCCGTCTGTTGGCGCTTGGTCCGGTGGCCGCGATCGTGCATTCGCATCCCGATGGTCCGGCCTTTCCCTCGCTCACCGACCAGCGCCAGCAACAGGCCAGCGCCCTGATCTGGGGGATTTGCGTGCCCCCATCCCAGCCGCATGCAGGGCTGTTCTGGTTTGGCGATGCCATCTTGCATCCGCTGGCAGCGCGGCCTTACCGGCACGCGGTTACCGATTGTTATGCGCTGGTGCGTGACTGGTATCGCGCCAATTTCGGCCTGACGCTGATCAATCCACCGCGCCGCTGGCAGTGGTGGCATCAGGGCACCGATCTTTATTCTGATCAGTTTCGCGCCGCCGGGTTTCACCGCCTCGCCGATGCGGCACCGCGCCAGCGCGGTGATGTGGCGCTTGTCGCCCTTCTCAGCCCGGTGCCAAACCATGCGTTGATTGATCTGGGTGATGGGCTGGTGCTGCATCATCTGGCGGGTCGGCATGGCTTTGATCCGGGCCGTCTGCCCCGCGCCGAACCGGTGGAACGCTGGCGCCGGCATATCCGCTTCTGGGTCCGGCATAACACGCAAGACGGCTCCCAAAACCCCGACCATCCCGACCATCCCGAAAATCCCGACCACCCGCAAACTCACCACCATTTCAAGACTGGCAAGGAGTAGGCCATGCCCAAATCCCCCACTTCCAGAACCAAACGCCCCAAACCCCCCACGTCCAGAATAAATATCAGGAGAACCATTTTCCTCCATGGCGATCTGGCACGCTTTACCGCCCGGTTTACCTGCGAGGCCACCAGCCCGGCCGAGGCGATCAGCGCGCTTGCCAGCCAGTTTGATGGCTTTGCCGCCGCGCTGCGTCACCGTCACTGGCTGGTGCTGGCTGGCAGCCGCCGCCATGGCCGCGCGCTTGGTGGCACCGGCCTTCACGCGCCCTTTGACGCGCGCCATCTGCATCTCCTGCCTGCGGCGATGGGCAGGGGCCGTGACGAGGGCAAGATGCTGCTTGGTCTGACCCTGCTGGGCCTGTCCTTTGTCCCCGGGGTGCAGGCGGGCCTGACCAGCTCGATGACCCAGCTTGGCACGGCTGTTGGCGGTGCCACCGGCGGTGAGCTTGGCGGTTTCTTCGCCAGCCGTCTGCTGGGGGGTGCGGCGGGCTGGCTGTTGCATGCCGGGGCTGGTGAGGCCCTCGCCCCACAGCTTCGCCAGCCAGCTGGTCAGGCAGACTCAAGCGCCATTCAGGTGTCGCCCCCGGTTGGCGAGGGTGCGGCGATTCCCCTGATCTATGGCCGGGTGCGGGTGCATGATGCCCCCCTGATCGCCTCCGGCCTGACGGTGGAGGTGACAAACCTATGAGCAACCCTATGAGCAAACCGGTAACCACCTCATCCGAGCCCTCGACATCGCACCCTATACCAGCCGCCATTCATGGCAGTGGCGGCAAGGGGGGTGGCCGCCAACCGAGCTTGCCCCGCATCATCGAATATGGTGACAGCGCATCCTCGGCTGGCACCGCGCAGCTGCTCTTCCTGCTCTCTGCCGGGCCGATTGCCGGGCTTGCCGATGGCGAGGCATCGCTGTTCTTTGATGATGTGCCGTTGCGTGATCCCAGCAAGGCCCGCACGCTTGACGGTGTCGCGCTCTCATTGACCACCGGCACCACCGATCAGGACCCTCCCTCGCTTCCCGGTTTCAATGCCAATCCGCGAACGCTGACACCGCGCCGTCCGCTGCTGGCTGGCCAGCCGGTTGTGCTGCGTGATGCCAGCGCCAATGCCGGCCGTCTGACGATCCGCTTTCCCCAGGGTCTGGCGCGCCGGGATGGTGCGGTGATCACCGGTGCCAGCGTGCGTTTCACCATCGAGGTGATGATTGCCAACCGCTGGGTTCAGGTGCTGGACCGCACCGTTGACCAGAAAGTGACCGGCCTGTTCGAGCTGCAGTTCGAGGTGCATCTGCCATCTGGCAGGGCGGCGCGGCAACTGCGCATCACCCGCAAATCGCCCGACAGCACGGATCGCAACCTGCTCAACGCCATAGAGCTGGCCGCCGTGACCTGGCTGACCTGGGACCGGCTGAATTATGATGGTCTTGCCACGGCCGCGCTCACCCTTGCCGCCGCCAGCTTTGGTGGCACCCCTCCACGGATCAGCTTTGATGTGAAGGGCCGGTTGCTGCGTCTGCCGTCAAACTACGCCCCGGCGAGCCGCCGTTATTCCGGCATCTGGGATGGCCGGTTTGTCACTGGCTGGTCGGACAATCCGGCGTGGGTGATCTATGACATTCTGATTGATCCGCATTGGGGACTGGGCCTGCCCGAGGCCAGCATTGACCGCTACGACCTTTATGCCATCGCCCGCTATTGCGATGCGAGTGTGACACCGGCAGGCAGCCCATCTGCCGAACCGCGCTTTACCTGCAATATGCGCCTGTCCCAGCGCCGCCGCGCCAGCACACTGCTTGCCGAGATTTGCGCCGGCATCCATGTGCTGTTCTTCTGGTCGGGCGGGCGGTTGCGCTTTCGCGCCGATGCCCCGGCTGAGCCTGCCACCATGGTCACCCACAGCAATGTCATCAATGGTGAGTTCGTCTATCAGGGGCCGGGCCGTGCTGCGGAATTCAGCCATGCCATGGTCACCTTCCGCGATCAGGCGCTGGGCGGCCAGATTGCTGTTGAAACGGCGGTTGATCATCAGGCGATGCACCGGTTTGGCTATCGCCCGCATGAGGTGTTTCTGGCTGGCTGCAGCCGCCGCTCAGAGGCCAGCCGCCATGCACGCTGGCTGGTCGAGACCGCACGCAGCCAACGCCGCGCCGTCAGCTACCGCGCCAGCCTTGATCATTTTGCCGACAATCCGGTGCGCCCTGGTGATTTGATCATGATCGCCGATGAAAAACGCCCCGACATTGATGCTGGCTCTGCGGCCGCCGGCACTCTTGATGCCACCACCGCGCGCCGCACCGACAAACAGCTGGCGGCGGTCGTCCGGACCGTCAGCACCCCGTCATCCGGCCCGCTCATCACGCTGGATTGTCCCCGCCCGGAGGACTGGCGCTCTGTCGCGCCTGATCAGATGTTGCTGCGCTATGAGACGGCGACGACTGGCATCCTTGGCCGGGCGAGCGTGCGGCGAAGCAGTTCCACCAGCTCTGGGTGGCGGCTGCATCTGGCGAAAGGCGCGCCTTTGCCGCGTGTCCACTCGCCGCTTTTCCTCAGCCTGCGCATTGCACCCGAACCTGCGCTCTACCGTGTGGTGTCGGTGCGCGAGATGGGCGATGCTGCCGATGCCATTGTCGAAATTGGTGCGGTCCATCATGATCCCGGCAAATATGCCCGCATTGATTCGGGCCAGCCCCTGCCACCGGCGGCGGTGCTGCCAGTGCCTGATTTCACCACGCCGCTTGCCGCCGCCACCGCGATCACCATCACCGAGGCGGAACGGCGCAGCTATGGCGCGCTTCGTCACGAGACACATCTGTCCTGGCAGGACAGTCACGCCGCCGCCGGCACTGGCCCGGACCAGCGCATCGCCAGCTGGCAGATCATTGGCCGGGGGCCAGATGGCACCAGCCTCACCCATGACAGCCCTGTTCCCCAGTCATTATTCACCGACCTTGCGCCGGGCCGCTGGCGGTTTTCCATCACCGCCATGGGCTGGACCGGGGGGCGCAGCCTGAAAGCGGTGAAAGATGTCACCATCGAGGGTGCGCCGGTGCCACTGGCATCGCCGCCTGCGCCCACGCCACTGATGTTGCCATCCGGGGTGCAGCTGAGCTGGCCGCCAATTCCAGCCGGTGTGGCGCATTATGAAATCTGGCAGGGGGCAAACCGGCATGACGCGGTGTTCCAGCGGATCGGCTTTACCCCGGCGACACAGTTCATCATCAATGATCTGACGCCCGGCAGCCATTACCGTTTTCGGCTGCGCGCCCGGCATGTCAATGGCAGCGTCTCATCCTTCTCGCCGGTGATCCGCGCCAGAGCGGGTGCCGCCCAGCGGGGACCCGCTGGTGCCCCGGGCCAAGACGGCCGCGATGGAGCTGATGGCATCAATGGCACCAATGGCATCAATGGCTCTGATGGTCGTGATGGCTCACCCGGCCGTGATGGCTCACCCGGCCAAGATGGCTCTGATGGTCGTGACGGCTCTGATGGCACACAGATCCTCACCCTCACTGTCACCAGCACGCGATGGTCCGACAGCACTGCCACCCGGGGCGTTGCGGCGCGCCGGGGCCACCAGTCCCTCTCACCGGTCACTCGTGATCCAGTAACCGGTGATCTTGTCACCCAGATCAACGAGAATGCAGGCTTTGCCGAAACCCGCCTCTGGAATGGCCGGGCTTGGGTTGCCGCCGGTCAACAGATCAATGGCAAAAGCCTGATCGACAGAACAGTCGCGGCACCGGCGCTGCGGCTGGACAATGTCTCGCTGCGCGGTGATGCCGCCAATGGGACGCTTCGTGTTGGCCAGTTGATCGCCCCCACCATCACCCTGCCCACCGAGACCGGAGGCCGCTTCCAGACCTTCATGGCTGACCGGGCAGTCACGGCGTCGCGGCGGTTTGACTATTCCCGGCTCCTTGTCACTTTTGGGCCGCTGAAAACCGATCGTGATGCGTTTTCCTATGCCTATGGCCTGCGCGGTCAGCCGGTTCTGATGCCGTTTGATACGGCGGGGGATAGCGCTGACAGGACAGGCAATGACAATTTCAACCGGTTCTTTTTCCTCAGTCCGAAAATCCACCTGACCTATGAATATCAGGCACGTGGGGTCAATCTGGCTGGCCGTTTCGTTCTGTTTGCCGAGCCACGGCTGCGGCTTTTGGCTGGGCGGCGGGCGGACCGCCGTATTCTTCTGGCTGGCACCTCCACGCCGCAGACCCGTGCCCCGTCCCACCGGCCTTCGGATGTGGATTATGGCCCGCTGGAAAGTGATCACACAAAACTCTCAGGCTATTATCTGGGGGGTATGAAGATCAGAACCCGTCAACAGGTGGCGCCATTGCCGGCTGGTGCGTCAGTGCGTTCAGGCCACACCACCTTGTTCCGACAAGCGGTCGAGATGCGCTTTCGTCTGCGCAATCCACCGCCACTTAATGATGCGCCGCTCTATGTCGAATTGGGGATCGGCCTGCGAACCGCTGGCATTTCCAGCCGCTCTGTCGCCCTCCGGCTGCTGCGCAGCGCCACCCTATCGGCGTCGACCCTGAATTGATCCCCCGTTTGCCACACCATTACGCCGGGGCAGGCAGCGGAGCAGCAAAATCATTTTTGGCGGAAACACTGGAGTTTACATAAACATGTAATTTATTGACCTCTAATAAGTTGTAAAATTGCAACATAAAATTTCCCTACTATGGCCGAATAATATTGTTTTTGTTCACAATATTACCGCCATGGCGCACCTATGACGCGAGAGAGGTGGTCAAGTCACCCGTTCCATTTCGGTTGGCTGGCTGTGTCTCTCACAAACACGGGTCGGATATTTTGCGTCTGTTCTGAACATTCCTCTTTTTTTCCTGCCGCGTTCATGCGGCGGTTCTGTTCGGTCAGCATTTCGTTCACGTCACTCCGTTCTTCCGATCCCGTTCTTTTGAAACCGGGTGGTCTGGTCCGCGTTCCTTTTGGGGCCGGCTGAACACCTTCAAAAGCGATAAGGAGTATCGTGATGAAAAAACTACTGACGACAGCCATCGCGCTGTCAGTTGCTGGTGGTGTCACCGCTGCGCTTGCAGATGTGTCAATCTCCGGCAATGTACGCTTCGAATATCAATCCTGGTCTGACAATAACGTTGATAAAGCAAATTCAGGCGACAACAACAACAAGATGAACAGCACGACCGAAGTCTGGGTGAAAGGCTCGCACACCTCCGATAGTGGCCTTGCCTATTCTGGCGAGGTTCGCATGAGACAGAACGATAATGACCGTGTCTATGTGTCTTTGTCTGATGATTGGGGTAAACTCAACCTTGGTCAGGATTGGTCACCAGTGTATTCAAAGTCACTTGGTGCTGACTGGCGTGGCACAGTCACCGCGTCTGGTGCACCGGACCCATCGCGTAAACGCGTCATGACCTCGTCATTCGATACATCAACCTCTGGCAAGAGTAACAAGATCGCCTATTATACCCCAAGTCTGGGCGGGTTCAGTGCGGGTCTCTCAATGGCTGATGGCGGTGCTGAGAGCAAGAGCGACTCAACAGAATATGTTGTGCAATATGCCCTGCCTGTGATGAATGGCAGCATGACCTTCAGCTATGGTGGTGCCAATCAGAATGCGGCCAATGATGAGCCAGCATCTAAGAAGACAGCCAATTCTGAAATGGGCCTCGCTTTTGACTCCGGTCCATGGTTGGTCTCATTCGTTCAGATCACCTCTGAGAAGACACCGAACAAGAAGATGAAAGCAGACGGAACGAAAATTCTCACTGAAAAACAGTCTGCCAGTGAGATTGAGGCTGCTTATGATGTCTCTGACAATCTAACGGTGAATCTCGTTGTCTTTGATGCGAAGGTCAGCGAAGGCGAAAACAAAGATGACAAATACAGCTCAAATGCGATTGGTGCAAAATACACCATCGCGCCGGGTCTTTATGTGTCTCTTGCACAAACCTCCTTCAAATATACCGATAACACCCACGCTGCGGCAGAGGCAGCGGAGAAGGGAACAGGCAACAACAAGGGCAATGGCTTGAAGCTGCGCGTGAATGTTGACCTCTAGGTTGATCTGACCATCATCCCCTGCCGGGGGTGCCACATCATACGTCAAGGGCCTGTCCATCTGGATGGGCCCTTTTCAATGCCGCCGCCTGTATCATCAACCTCTCTTGTTCATCTGTTTGATTCGCCCGGCCCAATGGCCGGGTTTTTTGTTCCACCCCAACCCCAAAATTGAAAGGAAACCCCCATGCCCGGCCAACTGGCCGGATCTGAACCAACCACCCGGCCCGATGGCCGGATCTGAACCACGTGCCCGGCCCGATGGCCGGATCTGAACCACGTGTCCAGCCCGATGGCCGGATCTGAACCACGTGCCCGGCCCGATGGCCGGATCTGAACCACACGCCCAGCCCGATGGCCGGATCTGAACCAACCACCCGGCCAAATGGCCGGATCTGAACCACACGCCCGGCCCAATGGCCGGGTTTTTTCTTGTCCCACACTAACTCCAATACAGAAAGGAGCCCCCCATGCCTCTGCCTCAACTTGCCACTGGCATTGCGCTGATTGACCAGCTGATACAGCTGTTCAAACCTGTCAGCCACATAATCGACGATCTCCACACCTCGGATGATGAGCGTGCCCGCGCCAAATCCGAATTGGTCACTTTGCAGAATGAGGCGCTTGCCCTTGCCATCGCGCTTGAACGCGACAGTTTGCAGGCGCGCGCAGACCTCATTGCCGCCGAGGCTGGCGGCGTGTCATGGCTGCAGCGCAACTGGCGGCCAATTACCATGCTCAGCTTTCTTGGCCTTGTTGTTGCCGATGCCTTTGGTCTGCTTGCTTTCCGCCTTGCCGATCAGGCATGGCTGCTGTTGCAGATCGGGCTTGGTGGCTATGTCGTTGGCCGGTCTGTGGAAAAAATCTCGCCGCAGATTCAGCCCAAATTGCCCGTCAGAAAGACCGGCAGCGCGCGCGCGAAAGGGCGGTCTGATGTCTGAACGGATATCCAACCCAAACCTGCCGCCAACAGACCAGCCCGAAAGGGCGCGGTTGCGGGACATGCTCATCCGGCATGAAGGGCGCCAAACACATCCT